TGTGATGTGGCAGCATTTCCTTTCGAGTATGACCGCATGTGGTTCCGTACTTTCGTAATCAATGGACCTGCAACTACAGCTGACTTCATCGTGGCTGATGCTTGTAACGTTGCTGCTACTCCAGTGATTATCCAGCGTTCTTCTTACGCTGTAGGTACCTCTGCTGAGATTGCTCAATTAGAGAAGAACTTCTACAGCTATCAGGCTGGATACTTGAAGCACCTCTACAGAATGAATGGTTATAACGAGAACTTTGAGAGCTGGGTAAGTGACGGTGTTACTTATGACAGTTACTACATCAAGTTCAACGAGTATGACAAATCTGCTTATCAATGGGGTGACTATATCAAGGAAGACAGCACTGTAATCATCGCTGTTCCTCAAACACAATCCAATGGTTCTGCGAACCCAATTGGTGGACTGATTGAGACTGTTCTTGAGGCTGGTCTTGGTACTGTAACTGCTGATAACTCTTGTATCACCACTACATCTACCACCACTGCCACTCCAACTACCACTACTACTAGCACATCAACTTTGATCCCATAATAGTAGGGTAGAGATAGAAACATTCATATTAACCTAAGCCAGAGGTGAGAGGATACAAACTCGGATCCTCTGGCTTATTTATTTAAAACAACATGGCAGACTTGAAATTAGACATACTGGTGATTCCTACGTATAATACGCTTACACTAGGAATTGCTGATGCATCTGTCTATCCTACAAACCCTCCTGTTGTTTCTGGAGCTACAATTGAAATCACCGTTCCTGGTTTTGGTGTTGTAAGTAGACCTTTCAGCGTTAACGACTTTAATATTTTCACCTCTTCAAACTTGGGTATCACTGCTCCAGGAGTGGATCAACCACTTCCTGATGGTGTGTATTTTATGAAATACTCAGTGGCACCTGCATATCTAAACTTCGTAGAGAAGTCTTTTATGCGTGTTGAAAGACTACAAGAAAAGTTTGATGGTGCGTTTATGAAGCTTGATATGATGGAATGTGATAGAGCTATTAAGACACAAGCAAAGGTGGATCTCACCTCTATCTACTTCTTCATTCAAGGATCAATAGCTGCAGCTAACAACTGTGCTATAGATGAAGCAATGAAACTATACAACCAAGCAGACATAATGCTGAACAACTTCATTAAAAACAACTGTGGTTGCTCTGGAAATAACTACGTAATAAACTTCTACTAATATGGCAAAGTGTAGAAACTGTGGAGCTAATGTTGGGTGTGGATGTCAATTAATTAATGGTCTTTGTGGACTGTGTAATGCAGCCACTAAACAAGGACGAAAAATTATAACAAATGTTATCACCCAGGCTTACAAGTTGTCCAGAATGCGCTAATATTCCGTCACTAATTGCAGACATTGACTGCAAGTTAGCTGACCTAGCAAGCAATCTGTACAATAACGTTGTATTTATGTTAAACCAACCTGTTCCTGGCGGAACAATGTTGGACCTCCTAAACTATAGGAGGATTCTTGTTTATAAGTATTGCAATCCTAATTATAATGCTGAGTTCACTGTGAACATGATTGCCAGCAGAATTAAAATTTTAAAATTTAGATAAATGGCTTGTTCTAATTGCTATAACGGATGTACAGAGATTATATCTGACCAATGTGTCAAATATACAGGATTAGATGTTCCAGTTTTGGGAATCAAAACTGGTGACTCGCTCTCTTATGTAGAGCAAGCATTAATTGGCTTTCTCACATCTACATTAAATGGTACAGGTATTAAGCTAGAAATCAATCCACAAATTATTTGTGAGATTGTTAACAAGAATCTAGCGGCTTGTGAAGAGTTAACTCTTACTAGTGTAATTAGTGCCATTATTAAAGCTGTGTGCGAACTAGACACAAGAGTTACTGCTCTAGAGGATGACTTTGCTGCACTAGAAGGACCCTATACAATAGGATGCCTCACTGGTGTGACTTCCACTTCTGGAACTCATGCCATCCTTCAGGCAGTAATTACAAAACTCTGTGCACACATTGTTGATTTCAATGCCTTTGTATTAGATGTTGAAACTAACTATGTACACAAATCAGAGCTTTGTGCTTTAGTGGCAGCTTGTACATCACCTTCTCCTTCTGTTGCATACAAAGACAAAATGGTACCTTTCACTGTTGTTGAATATTATGGTACTATAACTGGTAACTTTGATTCCACTGGTGCAGGTCTTGGAGCTTGGAATAAAATCTATCTTTGTAATGGTAATAACGGTACTCCTGATAAAAGAGGACGTGTAGGTGTTGGTGTTACAACAGGCATGGGCGGAGGACCTCTTAATCCTGCTGTTGATCCTGCGATTGCTGGAAATCCTTCTTATACATTGTCAGGAACACAAGGATCTAATTCTGTCGTGCTTACTACTGCTCAGATTCCTGCTCACACTCACACTGCTACCAACGTATTAACAGACCCTGGACACACTCACTTTACAACATTATCAGGAGGTCAGGTGACTATTACAGCAACTACTCCTTTAGCTCAAACTGCAACATACGGAGGTAATACTAGTTACGCTTTGGCTGGTGCAGTGGGAACTCCTGACATTGGTATTACTAATTCTAAAACAACTGGTATCACTGTAGCTACTACTAATAGTTCTACAGGAGGTGGATTAGGTCATCCTAACTTCCAGCCTGGTCTAGGATGTTATTACATCATGTATATTCCTTAATAGCTTAAACTCTTTATAAATGTATTATGTTCCTCAGAACACTTGCTGTTCAAATCCTTTAGTAAACACGGTACCTTGCCCAGGAGGCAACACCTGCACTACGCAACTTGTTCCTACACAATATGTTGGATATAGTGGACCTAACTTGCCCTGTACAGGAATTAATACATGTGATACAGTAACTGTTGCTTTTGAAAAGGTGGACAACGAAATCTGTGATTTACAGAGTCAAATTACAGTGCTTCAAAATATTGTAAATAACCTAATTGGTACAACTACAACAACCACTACTATTTCTTTAACAACAAGTACAACAACAACAGTATTTTGTCCAGCTTGTCAGTTTTATTCTATAAGTAATAGTTCAGTTACTCCTGCAGAGTTTTTCTACTATGCTTGTGGAGGAATTTCTACAACTGCTACAGTGGGTAGTTTTGGTACAGTTTATGTTTGTGCTTGTACAGGATCTGTGGTACTTCCACCTCTTCCTAACCTAACACTTACAAATCTTGGAGATTGTCCTGTAACAACTACAACCACTTCTAGTACTAGTAGCAGCAGTACATCAACAACAACAAGCACAACAACAATAGTACCTGCTACAACAACCACCACCACAACTACTATCTAAATAAGTAATTTGTGATTGTAACAATAACATTAACAATAGCTGGAACTAATACAGGCCCATTCAATCTCTACTCAGATGTGGATGGGTTTGTTTCAGCTTTTGAGACTGGTGTGAGTAAAGCATCTCTTTTGGCTGGATATACTAGTAGCCTAGTTCCAAATGGTACTACTGTTATAAGAGTGATGTCTGATAATGATTTGTGTAATAATTATTTAGATATTGCAATAAGTGGTGAATGCGGTGCTACTACTACCACTACCACTAGTACTTCTTCTACTAGCACCACAACCACTACATCAAGTTCTACTTCTACAAGCACCACTACTAGTACAACAACAGAAACTCCTACAACAAGTACAACTACTAGTACTACCACAGAAGCTGTTTTGTGTACAGACTATAGTGTAATTGGCACTCCGTCAATTAGCATAGAGTGGTTTGCATGTTCAGGTGAATTCTTAACACAAACTGTAGGTTCAGGTGGTATACTAATATGTGCTGAAACTGGAACAGTTGTTCAAACTGGAGGAAGTGGAACTATAACAGACGTGGGACCTTGCGGACTATAAAATACTAAAAAGCCCTGTTTGTTGGTTTTCAGGGTTTCTCCCTGGGGTCTTTACCCTGGGGAGTTTTTTATTTATAACTAACTTAGTTATCCACACTAACCTAAGTGGTTAAAATAATTTGGAAAATATCAAAAAGTTTTCTACCTTTATGGCAATTTTAACTAAACTAAATCGTAAATGCCTGAAAATCAATCCCTTCTGCACCAGATGGAGCAAATGCTGCACTGGAAAAAGAGCAAAAAGTTCTATGCAGAGAAACTAAACATTACAGAGGATGAGGTGGATGCGTTGATGCGAGAACTCAGAAATGCAGAAGCTGTGGAAAATGAGGCAGAAGTTGGAAACTACATTGGAGAACTAGAGGATCAAATTGTAAGATTCTTTGAGGATGTGCAGAAAGGAACTGGTGAGGTGGTGTTCAACAGTAAAGAAGAAATCAAGAGTTTAGATGAGTTAATTGAGAAGTGCAAGATTGATACAAGCAAGTGGGAAATAACTAAATACGTCCAAAACTACTGGGGTAATGCTGAAACACCTCACTATCAGGTGAAAGCCTGGTTAGGTAAGAAGGAACAAGAACAGCTGTTTCAAGACTCCTTCATAGACTTCCTCAGTTCTTACTCTCCTGTTTCTCAGGAGATTATGTCCCCAAAACTACAGTCAGGTAAACCTAATGCTGCTCTTGTCATCAATAAGCAGGATGCACATTACAACAAGGCTGATGTTAATGGAGATAACAACCTTGAAGAAAGGTTTGCTAGAATGGCCTACAGAACAGAAACAATCCTGAACCAGGCTGCCCTATCAAACAACTTAAATAAGGTGATATACATTATTGGATCAGACGAATTCAATAGTGAGTTTACAGGAACTACAACTAAAGGAACACCCCAACAGAACGTCGGGAGCTATCATAACTCATTTGAGGCTATATGCAATCATGAGATATTGATGATCACCCTGCTGCTAAACTATGCTGATAATGTAGACATAGTGTATGTGGCTGGTAATCACGATGAATATGTAGGATGGCATTTAATCAATTGGCTGAAAACCTACTTTAGAAACACTGATAGGTTGTCATTTGACTGCTCTCCTAAGTATAGAAAGTATATTAGTTATGGGGTTACAGCCATGATGTTTAATCATGGTGATGCTATTAAACCTGCTAAACTTGCTGGTATATTCCCTATGGAATATAAGAATGAATGGTCTAATCACGAGGTGTATTACATATTCACAGGTGATAAACATCATGAGTTGAGTCAAGATTTCAACGGAATTAAGTTTTACCAAATCCCTGCGTTCTCTAGTGCAAAGAGTGGATGGGATGAAAAGAATGGATATACGTGCGCGCGAGGTGAGGTTACTGCGTTCCTTATTGACCAAAATGATGGAATGACAAACATATTCAAACAGTATTTATAATGTCAACTTTTAGGAAATTAGTTTCAGATGTACGCTCTATGCACAAGTTGCTGTCTACAGACAACTTGATCACGGATAGAGCTGTTATGTCCGAGATTAAGAATAATGCCTTCCTTCTGATTAAACGTGAGACTAATCTAAGGAAGTTGTGGGCCACTGATACAGTGTTCACCACCATTCCCTGTTTGGAGATGGTGGAAGTTCCTATTTCTGAATGTTGTGATTACGTAGATCCTTGCACGGTTGCAAGAACCAAGTTTAAGCTACCACGCATCACAGAGGGTAACTATCAGTATGTTATCCAGGGTGTGTATTCCATCAATGCAATGAGTGGGCAAGGAAAGAAACTCAAAGAAATAACCATCAATAGATATATCAACTTGCTTAAGCTTCCTATCATCAAGAAGGAAGAATACTACTGGATTGCTAATGGATATCTATATGTTAACAACCCCCTTCTGAAAGCCATTAGACTTGTTGCTTTGTTCGAGGAGGATGTTCCTAATTCCATTATGTACCCAGAATGTGGCTGTGGAACCCCAGAATATACAACAGAAGAGCTTTGCAAGAACCCTCTTGATAAAGAGTCTCCTGTTCCTGGTTACCTAGAAAAGCAAGTGTTAGAGCTAACTTCTCAGAAGTTACTATCCACCTACTTTAGATTAAAGACAGACATTACAAGTGATGGAGTTGATGGTCAAGCACCTAATGTTCCAAACACTAGATAATGCGAGTGAAAATAGACTGGAGAAGCGCCAGTAAAGAAAACTACAATCATTTCTGCAAGAAAAACCCATCGATCAAATTAACATTTGATGAGTGGAGAAACATTGTCTATGGGTACAATGATGCTTTCAAGGAATACATTCTAGAGACAGGAGAAAGGGCAAAGCTTCCTTACGGGTTTGGTGAGTTCTCTATCAATAAGAAGAAGCGTAGAAAGATGAAAGGGGTGGATGGTAAAGAGTTTATTAACCTACCCATCGACTGGAAAAAGACAAAAGAGAAGGGTAAGCGCATCTACAATTTCAATTTTCACACAGAGGGTTATTTCTTTGGATGGGTTTGGTTTAAGGACACAGCAAGGTTTAAGCATTCAAAACTGTGGTATTTCAAACCCTCCAGAACAACATCCAGATTGTTATCTCATTATATTAAAACCGACGATAGATACCAACATATTTATCACGAATGGAAAAAGTAAACTAGATGTCATACTACTACAAATATAACTTCATCACCCCTGAGGTTGTCTATTCCACTGTAAAGGAAGAGTTTAAAAGCTACTTCGATACAGGGGCTATAGATGACTTGATGTTCCCCACCTATCTAGACAAGTGTCTTAGAAAGTTGGGTAGAGCAACTTATGTGATTCAGGAGGAAGTACTAAATATATGTGACTACGAAGCTAGGCTTCCAGACAACTTTGTTGCTGTCCGTGAGGCATGGATGTGTACAGCTGTAAATGGTTATCCTTATCAACAGGCCAACTCATTCTACTCACAAGCTGCTACAGCCACCACTATTCAGGTGAGTCCTATCACTACAGATTGTTCTATTCCTAGTCCTTGTTGTGGTAATGTAGGATGTGATGGATCTTGTATGCCTGAGATTATTCAAACGGTGTACAAAACAAATAACCAAGCTCCTGTTCTCTATCAAAGACAATACCTACTTAAACCTGGTAATATCTCTGCTCAAAAGAACTGTGGGGTGGAATACACTAGTAATTGGGAGTTCTATTCAGAAGCTCCTCCTCTACGTGAGTTCACACCTGGATCTGCTGGATATGACTCATTTGATATTAGGGACAATAAGTTTGTTACCAACTTTCGTAATGGTATTGTACATCTTATTTTCTATGCTACAGAGTATGATGCTGGTGGTAATCAAATGATTCCCAATAACTTCCGTGTCAGAGAATATATTGAGGCTTTCATCAAGTTCAAAATGATGGAAACCCTCACAAACCAGACTAACGATGAAACCTTTAATCAGCTCCAACAGAAGCTTGCATATTACAAGCAGCAAGCTGAGGAGGCCTTCATTATGGCTGACATTGAGATTAAGAAGCAAGATCCTTGGGCTAAACAGCGCAGGATTAAGAATGACCTGAATAGATTTAACATGTACGAACTACCCAATCGCACTAATAGGTATGGTTGGAGACGTAATAACTAATACTAATGGCTGAGCAAGAACAAGGCAATATTAGACAGGAGTATAATAACGCTACCACTGGCTTAAACCTCGATCAGACCCTCAACCAGATTCCTAAGGGTAAGCTAACGTACGCGCTGAATGCTGCTGTAGAAAACTTTGATGCTAATTCTGTAAACTATCAGAATGAGCCAGGGAACGAACTTTGTGTTACGTTCCCTTCTGGCTTTGTATTAATAGGTACACACTTCATCCAAGAGAGAAGCAAACATGTATTCTTTATCACCAATCCAGAAACAGGTGCTTCTGAGATTGGATACATGGATAATAATGACTGTGTCTATCGTACATATGTTAGTGCTCCTTGTCTCAACTTTAACGTTAATCATCCCATCCATAAGGCTGTCCACAGAATCACAGAATGCACAACAGAGGTGTACTGGACAGATGGCCTTAATCCCCGTAGATATATTGATCTCAACCCAGAGAACCTGCCCTATATTCTTATAGGAGGCACTCCTGCATGCGATCCTGTGTACAGTGATCAAATAGATTGTAATGGTCTGAATGTTCAGCCTGATTTTGTTATTCCTCAATTGGATGTTACAAGAATCGCTACAGGAGGAGATCTTCAAGCAGGTACATATCAGTTTGCTATTCAATATTCCGATCCTGCTGGAAACCCTTTTACTTCCTACTACTCTGTTACCAATCCCACTCCTATTGCTGATACAAGTCTCATCACACCTAATTTTAATTATCAGGTGGGTAGATCTATTGAGCTCACTGTCAGCAACTTAGATAATACAGGACTCTACGACTATTTCAATATAGCAGTTATCAAAACTGTAAATGCTATCACCTCTGTAGAGTTGGTAGGCACTTATTTTATTGATGGTGCAAGTCAGGTGATTACCTACACAGGTCAGAACAAAACTAACATACGTCTTACAGTTGATGACATCTTTGAGAAGTTTCCATACTACGAAATTGCTCAGGATGTAACAGCTGTGCGTGACATATTAGTATGGGACCAGCTTACAGCAGTTGAGAGAATTAACTACCAACTGATAGCAAATGGTATTGGTTTGCAGTGGGAAACCTATCGTATTCCAAATACAGAAACATACGCTGATCCATTTAATGCTACCAACCTTAGAGGATATCTGAGGGATGAAGTGTATGCTTTTGAGATAGTGTTCTTATTAAAGAACGGTAAGCAAACTGATGGATTCCACATTCCTGGTAGAGTGGCTAACATCCTAGACCTCTCTCCTGTTCCTCAAACAAATGATGACTTTATAGGTGACCCAGAAGATCCTATTTCTGGAACTAGTCCATATTGGAAGATATATAACACAGCTACAGTTACAGGATTCTCTCCTGGATATTCTCCAGCAACGGACTACAAAGGTCCTTATAACTATGGTGAGTTTGCATATTGGGAGTCTACAGAAAAGTATCCTTGTAATGATGCATTGTGGGGAGACTTAGCTGGTCAACCTATTAGACACCACAAGTTCCCAGATGTTCTAGTAAGCCCCATATTTGAGTCTGCAATCTTCACAGGCCAAAATTCTATGGCTATCCAAAAGGACGCTATATTCCCACTAGGTGTTAGAATAGACATACAACAGGTTGCATCTCTTATTCAAGCTTCTAACCTCACCACTGAACAGAAGAATGAGATAGCTGGATTCAAGATTATCCGTGGTGACAGAAGCACTAATAAGTCCATCGTGGCTAAGGGTATACTTAGAAACGTGGGTAAGTATGAGCGCGAAGGTCAAGCATATTACTTCCCTAACTATCCTTACAACGATCTTAGACAAGACCCATTCTTGCTTGAGAATAGTAATGCTTACACAATTCCTCTTGCATCTAGAAGCACATCTTCTGTATGTAGGCAGTTCACTGTGTACGCAATAGAACCTGGCACTATAAAGTATATTGATTGTTATTCAGGAGAAGCTGTTGAGAAAACCATTGGTGCTGGTGGTGACTTCCCTGTAAATCAATCGTTTAATCTGTGCGCATTAGACTTTCCATCTCCTGTATTTGGTGGAGCAGCAAACGGATCAATTATATCTAATACCTATAGTTGGTATAAGATTACAATGGCAGCTAGTGATTCTGCTTATTTTAACTTCTATCCTCCTATTGGTACTTGTGGAATAAATGGATTGACCGATGATTTACTTGTCCCTCCTGTAGGATATAATGACTGGGCAGAATATTGTGCTCAGAATCTTAGTAATGGATGTTGTGATCCTGATGGAGTTTCATCTGCTCTTAAAGAAAGAAAATGGTTTGTAGACGGATCTTTGTTTGGTGGTGTTAGAATCATACCATCTCTTAATCCTCCCACTTATGAAAGTGGTGATGGTGGTTACAGCATTGAATTGGTAGGTGAAGTTGGATATGATTTTTGTGATCCATCTCAACTTAATGCATTTAGTAAAGAGGATGCAAAGTACAGACACGTATTTAACTCTCCTGAAACATCCTTTGGACAACCATTCTTAGGAAATGTTCTAAAGCTAGAGAATGTAATATTTGGTGCTGGTAGGGCTCACTTCACACAAGTGAGAGATAATGCTATGTACAGACTAGTAAGTCTTGAGGCTCAAAACGATGCATTAAATAGCGCTAACCAAATAGCAGTAATTACCACTGGTGCATATAACGCCACTGCTCTATTTGCTGCCTACCAAGCCTATCTTACTATCTATGTAAATGGTATCACTAGACAGAACTATGCTTATTCCTACAACTCAATTGCTAGCTACGACTATAGTAATTCAATTGCTAACGGAATAGGAGTTAAACAGCGTGAGCTTGAGCTCAAGCAATATCTGATTCCTGGTGTACAAGGTGTAAATGATGACAAGGATGTAAACAACTGGAACAGAGAAAGTTCTGTATATCTCAAGACTAAAGAAAACTATACAGGTGGTCCTAGGTCTCCTCTGCCATTCCCTAATCAAACTCCTACAATATCAGGAACTATAAACGATAGGTCAAGAATGACACTTAGTGATGCAGGTGTTGATGGAAATCTAGACAATTGTTCTGTTCCTGCTAAGGATGAATACATAAGTGTTGTTTCTTATTACGGATCTCTTAAGAATATATTTGTCAATCAGTACGGACAGATATATTCTTACGATACAGTGGACACAGGATTCCAAAGAGACATCACTCCTGCAACAGCTGCTACAGCCACATTCTTTGGTGGTGACACATTCATCAGCAAGTTTGCTTTCAAGACCAAACTTCCGTTCTTTATTGATAACCGTGTGAATGCTCCTGATGATAGTGACATATTCTATGATGAGATTGGTAATGTGGCCTATCCAAAATACTGGCACTCAGCACGTTCCATCCTTGTAGATGCATCAATTGAGACAGCTGTACTTACAAACTTCTTCTCAATCAAGGCTAATAATCTTGATTGTCCTAATAGTCAAACTCCTATAACAAGTGCTGGTAGAACATATTACGATGGTAAGATGTACCAGTTTGCTTATGGTATTCCTTACTTCTATTGTGAGAGTTCTTACAACGTTGACTTACGTCAAGCGTTTAACAATAGAGAAGGAGAGTTCTGGCCTCATGTAAGTACAAGTATTCCTGATGATTGGGTGCAAGAAAGTTATGTTCCCATTGCTCAGGACAACACCTACTACTATAATGTAACATTCTCTAAGCAGAACAGAGAGAACACGTTCACTCACTTACCATTTGATTGGAAGGCAATATGTTATACACAGTATCCTTTTAGAACTATCTACTCAGATCCTCAGAATATAGATGCTGATAACAGAGTAAATAACTGGTTGATTTACAGAGCTATATCTTACTTTGACTTCCCTCAAAACTTTGGAGATCTTGTTTCTCTAGATGGAATTCAGAACAGAGCGGTGTTAGCTAGATTTGAGAACAAGACGTTGATGTACAACAACTTGTTGACTATTGACACAAGTAATCCTCAGGCAGCCTATGTGGGCAATCCATCTCTGTTCAGAGGAGCCCCTCCAATTGACTTTGCTGAAACTGATTTGGGATATGTAGGAACCCAGAATAAGGTGCTTCTGAAGATTCCACAAGGGCAAGTAACTATAGATGCTAAACGTGGTCAGGTGTTCCTGATCACTGGTACACAGGCTGTTGATCTTTCAGGTTTTGGTTCAGGAATGAACAGGTTCTTTACAGACCACCTAGCCTTTGAAATCCTACGTTATTTCCCCAAGATAAACATAGACAATCACTTTAATGGTGTTGGTTTACATGGTGTTTATGATAGTAAGTATGATAGGATAATTATCACCAAGCTTGATTATGTTCCAAAGGTGGACAATATCATCTATGATGATGTGAATAAGAAGTTCTACTTGGAACAGCCTGTACAATGTTGTGATGAGGAAAAGTTAACTAAAACAGAGGTGTTCCTTGGAGATACAGAATATTTCTGTAACAAGAGCTGGACAGTATCTTTCAATTTTAACACTAAGAGTTGGATAAGTTTCCACAGTTATATTCCTAACTGGTACATTGGTGAGAACAACTTCTTCTACTCAGGGTTAAATGACTGCTGTGCAGATTTTGAAGCTGTTGTAGGTAATCCTGTTGCAAACACTACAACAACCACTAGTACCAGTACAACAAGCACTTCTACATCCACAACATCCAGTACAACAACAGTGTATACAGGCTGTAATCTAGAGGGTGAAGCTTGTGAAATTACTACCACTACCACTACCAGTACTAGCACAACAAGCACCACCACAACTGCTTATCCTTGTGAGTGTTATGTAATTTATAACTCAACAGACACTACTCATTATGTAGCTGGATATAAGTGTGCAAGTAGAGAAATTTCTTATACTCCTGTAGAACCAGGAGCTCTTATAAACTTATGTTTCAGCACTCAAGCAGCTCCTTATTCTGATGCAGGAGTGATTATTACAGTGTGTGGTACATCTTGTACAAGTGATGACGATTGTGTAGGATGCACCACCACCACTACTACTACCACAACTGGTTGATTATAAAAAGATTATAAATGCCTCAAAATGTATTCATAAAGCTGGTAAAAGCCTCTCCTAAGAGTGGACCTTTTGACATTTCTGACAACCTTGGAAATGTAATAGCTACAGGTATACCTAAGAGCGTATTGATTCAAGGAGTGGTATATAGTGTAGATAGTGCTGCTACTGTAATTGTTATCACATCCACTGGTAGTTGTAATAAGTCTGTAAGTTTCCCTATCTCTGAGGTGACACCTAATCAGCAAGTGAGTCTCACTTTTAAACAATCTTTAAGTGCTTGTGCCTGGAGGCACCTGAAGAATCCAGTTATATATAACTACTTCTACGGAAATATTGAGCCCTACATCATTGAGTATCCATTTGCCTACCAGTATCAGGATGAAATCCTGCAGTCTGTTCAGGACTACACTAAGGCATATAAGTACTTCCCTGATGTAGATGGTGTGTCTGATGACAACCGTAAGATAGAAACTGACAATGCTTGGTTCAATAAAGCTGTGTTATATAATGGTCAGCAGTCCAGTGGTATTCTAGAGTTGGTTCCTAAACCAATTAACAACCTGAAGGAATACATGAAGTATCCTATATATGGCACTGATAGTAAGACAATTACATTCACCAAGAGTGATAACTTCTACCAGTATAACACATTCTGGTCATTGGTGAAGTATAAGCAGGAACCATTGTTCGTACGCACATGTGAGTCCTTGTCTATTGACAAGGTGGTAAACCAGGCTAATATGGATTATGGTAAGAGGTCATTTAAGAAAGAACCTCTACGTGCTAAAGAGTTGAAGGTGAGACACATCCTAGATAACAGAAGTGATGCCCACTTGGTTAGTCAGTTCATTATTACACCATCTCAAATCTCTTACAAGTAATGGCAAAGTGGTTAGATAAATATGACACACCCCAAGCACAGAACGGCATAGAAGGAACTATGGGAGGTCTGACAGATATTGGATTCAACTATAATGGTGCATGGGGTGGAACAATGCAAATGGGTGGTGTTCTCCCTGGTGCTGTAGGATTCACATACGCACGTACACAGAGCCCTGCTCCTTCTAATGGCCCTTATGCTAAGAAGACAAAGGCTAGTGCACAGAATGGTCAGGAGATGAAATACTACCAAGAAGGACTAGACTTCAAACCTAAGACTATTAGTCAGAATGGTAGCGCTATTACAACAGATATAAATGATTACAGACGTTGGCAAGATAGCGTTAGAAACTACATAAGAGGACAGAAAGATCTTGCTAAAGCTAGAGCTGATATAAAAAAGAACATTAATACCTTTTCTTTAATGAGCGGGTCTGGTCTAGTTGGTGCATTCAGTAATCTTATACAGGGAGACATTCAAGGAAAAAGAAGATTTCTTCCTGAATATAAAGAGCAATCTCTCCCTAGACAGTATTGGGGTCCTGAAGAAAAATATCCTCAGGTACCTAAAGATGTTATAGTGGTTGGAGATCCTGCTTTTGATACATCCAAAAGAATTAAAGGACTAACAGAAGCATTAAGTCAAAATAAAAACTTGACAGGAACTAACTTTTATCCATATAGTGGTATTGTAGAAATATATCATCCTCCTGTAAGAAGAAGTCTTAAGTATCAACCACCTGTAAAGAAAAAACAAACTTCAAAAACAATTGGACCTTTTCCTCTTCCTGAAAGTAAGAAGCTAGCAAAACCTATTCCTATTCCTAGAGAAGCAATAGACTTAGGATATGAGCTTCCTGTACCAGGTGCTCCTCGTCTTATTGAAACTAGTAAGTTTGAAAATAAGCCAACTAAATTTAGTTTCACCTATCCT